ACGTGACCGAGACGCCCGTCAACGTGTCCCTCTCGCACCTGTACCACGCGAAGCGGATCACGGCCGAAGAGATGACGTACGAACTCGTCAACTTCGGTGCTCAGATCCTCGCCGTCCAGGTCGACGCAGTGGCACGCGGCGCTGAGGACGAACTCGCCGCGGCGATGAACGGCCTCACTTCCAAAGGAGACTTCGCGCTCAGCGCCACTGACGCTGACACCATCGCAACACTGCTCGAAGCCCGTCAGGCACTCACTGAGGCGAACGTCCCGTCGGGAGACCGGTTCCTTGCCGTGTCGGCCGACATCGCTACCCGTCTGCTCACCGTGGAAGGGTTCCGGTCGGTCGACCAGGCCGGCGACAACTCTGCGTTGCGTGACGCGACCATCGGAAGGCTGTACGGCTTCACGATCGTGGAGTCGAACGGCCTGGATGCGGGCACTGCGGTGGCCTACCACCGTTCCGGGTTCGCGTTCGCCAACCGTGCTCCCGCTGGCGTCGCATACGCGACGGACACGGCGGTGTTCTCGGAAGGTGGCATCTCGCTGCGTCACATCTTCCAGGGCCAGCCTGACATCCTGTCTGACGCTTCGGTTGTGTCCACCTTCGCGGGTGCTGCGGTCGTCGACGCCGGACGGGTCTTCAAGCTGACCACTGCCGTCTCCTGATCCTGAGCCCGGCCCCGTTCGCGGGGCCGGGCCTTCACTTCTAAAGGAGCCATCGTGGCTGACAACCGAACCGTTCTTCACGCACTGCCCGAAGACCAGCCCGACAGTCTCGGCATCGGAACCAAGTCGAACTCCGTCCACGGCGAGGGGTCCGACAATCCGTCCTCGTCCGACACGAAGGCCGTCTGGGAGTCGTACGCCGCCAGCCAGGGCGTCGACACCGACGGGATGACCAAGGCCGACATCGTCGACGCGCTGTCTTGACGTGACGTTCGCCGCTGTCCAGTTGTCGTTACGTGAGGTGGTCTGATGGCGCTTGCCACGTTCGTGCAGATGTCCACCCGTGTGGACGGCGGTATCGACCCCGGCGACCAGGGCCGGGCTGAGGCTGCGATAGACGACGCCTCAGCGCTGGTGCTCGATCTGGTCGATGATGCCACGCAGACGTCGTGGAACGCTTCCGCGCCGGCCACAGTGGTCGCAGTGGTGTGCCGGGCCGCGTTGCGAGGGTTCCTGAACCCTTACGGCGTCAAGTCTGAACGTCAAGGCGACTACCAGTACGAACTCGAATCTGCGACCGGGATCTATCTGACGGACGCCGAGGTCCGGACGGTCCGCAAGTCTGCCGGCCAGCCTGGGATGGCGTCCATCGAGGTCACCCACCCGTACGGTTTCACCTACGACCTGCCGGGCAACAGCTACCGCGCTGACAGCCTGGGCCTGTGATGCCTACAGGGCTGCTCACACGGCTGCGTACGGCGTGGCAGGACTCGACGTGCACGATTACCCGTCCCGACCCGGACAACGTCACCTGGGACGGCACACAGTATGTCCCCGGCACGGTCGCGGTGTATTCGGGTGTCTGCCTGTTGCAGCCGATGCCGAACGAGGTCCGGGTCGTGCAGGCGGGGGATCGTGCCCGGTCGTTGAAGACCTACAAGCTGACGGTCCCGGCGTCGGTGTCGTCCCTGATCGACGACGACGTGACGGTCGACTCTTCGGCCGACAGTGACGCGGTCGGGATGAGCTTGCGGGTGCTGGACGCGCCGAAGGGCGATCTAACCACGGTACGCACGTTGCTGTGCGAGGAGCAGAGCTGATGGCTATCTCGACACGGCTCGCCGCCCGGTCACGCACCACGACGCTTGGTGTCCGCGGGACCCTGTATATCACCGGATGGCAGGCCGTCGCCGGGGAGTTCGCAAACGAAGCGGCACAGATCCAGCAGCGGATCGTCGAGATCACCGACGAGGCTGCCGAACGGATCGACGAAGCACAGCGTGCCGACATCCCTGTCGGGGAGGGCACTACCCGCGACTCGGTGGAGAACACTTCCGAGGTCCGCGGCGACGACTATGCCCGCGAGATCGGCCCGACATGGTTCGTGGCCCGCTACCTGCAGTTCGGGACGGTCAACATGCCATCGAAGATGGACCTGTATGGCGCGTCCCTGCGGGACATGGAGCGGTGGCAGGACCGTATGGCTGAGGCGTCGACACTGTGAACCTCGCCTCCTACGCAGACCACTTCATGGCGGTCGTCACGCTGCTGCGTGCGGTCCCGTTGACGGTCGGTGAGGGGCACGGCCGCGACCAGTCGGGGACCGTCCTTACGGCCCCGTACGTGACGGTGGAGACGACGTCCGGTCCGGGGTTCCGCGGCCCGGTCGGTGCCCGGTATGACGACGGGAACATGGAGATCCAGACCCGCTGTGTCGCTACGTCTGCCCGTGGGGTTGAGGTGCTGCGCGACCAGGTTGCTACGGCGATGCTGGGCGGGGTGTCCGTGTCGGGCCGTTCGGTGCAGGTCTGGACGGACCTGTCTGCTGGGACGACCCGCGATCCGGATCTGCACGAGCTGTTCTTCGGGGTGGACCGTTGGACGCTCTGGTCGACGCCCGCTTGAGATCCCGTCCGTAAGGAGTCCTGATGTCCCACGTCCTCATGCGCCACAAGGTCACCGGCCACACAGCCCTGATCGCCGCCGCAGCCGTCCCCCACGCCCGAACACGCGGCTGGGAAGACCCCCGGACAAAAGTCCGGAAACCCCGGCCCAAGAGCCGGAAACCCCCCGAACAGGAGCCGGACTCCGGCCGGAAGAAGGAGTAACACATGGCACGCTTCATCCCCGACGGGACACTCCAGGTCCACTTCGTCGAAACCATCGCGGACACCTCCGCAACCACCCTCGTGGAGGTCCAAGCGGGCACCAACGGGACCGGTTTTGTCCGGTCGATGTCTACCCCGCTTGAGGGGTCCACGGTCGACGTGTCCGACGCGCTGTCGAAATACAACAAGACGGCACCCGGCACCTACGGCGGCCAGGAGGTCACGTTCGAGTTCTTCCGTGACGACGTCCAGGCCAACGACACGATGTGGAACCTCCTCACCCGCGGAACCGCAACCAACGTGGTGGTCGCCCGCCGTGGCGGCACCGGCACGGACAACGCACTCGCCGTGGGCGACTATGTGGACGTGTGGCCCATCGAGGTCATCACCCGCAACCCGGCCGACTACTCCCGCAACGAGCCCACCGGGTTCACCGTGTCCTGCGCCGTTCCCGAGGTGCCGCAGGAGGATGTCGCACTCGCGTAAACCGTGGTGGCCCGTCTCGTCCTCCCTCGGGGCGGGCCACCACCCACGTCTAGGAGGACAACGTGGGAACCTCTTTCGAGGATCTACAGGCACGCCGCAAGCCGCGCGAGAAGTCTGTCGCCGTGGTCGTCCACGACGACGAACTCGTCAACGAGATCGACCAGATCGAGACGGCGCTGGTCCGGCAACGCCACATCGACGAAACGCAGAACCTTCCGAACCGGGCCGCCAAGATGGAGGCCAACCTCGAGAAGCTGAAGCTGGACGCAACCGACCTGGCCGAGACGTTCACGTTCCGCGAGCTGTCCCGTCCCGCCTATCGGCAGCTGATGGCGGACCATCCGTCGAAGGACAAGACCCTCCGGTGGGATGAGGACACGTTCGCCCCGGCGCTACTCCACGCGACCTGTGTGTCTCACGAGTTCACCGTGGAGCAGTGGAAAGAGATCTGGGACGGCTGGGGTGCGTGGGCGACAGCGCCGCTGTACGCGACCGCGTTCGAGGCGTGCGAGCAGCCGTCCAGGGTCCCTTTTGGGTTGCGGAAATCCGGAGAGACCCGCGACTCCGCGCCGAACTTGCCTACTGCGCCCCCCGAGGAATAGAGCACTCGACGTTCCTCGGATGGTCTGACGACGACCAGGACAAGGCGTTGGCGTGGCTCCACGTCGATGAGGACCGCTGCCCTGGTTGTGGGAACCCGTTGACGTTGACGACGGACTTCGAGCTTCGTACCGAGTGGGCTGCCGACGAGGTGACCTGCCATGCGTGCCGGGCTCGGTCTGCACGTCAAGAGCAGCGTGACCGTGGGCCGGGCGAGTACGTGACGGTAGCCAGGAGGGCGTGATGGCAAACAAGGTCGTCAGCACGACTCTTTTGGCACGGGGTACCGGCGTCTATCAGGCCAAGATGGCGCAGGCGTCCGCAGCGAACGCCCGGTTTGGTGCGTCGGCGGTAGGACCGTCCGCGAAAGCCAAGACGCTGCAGTCCCGTATCGGCAAGCTGGCCGGAGCCGCCGGACTGCTCAACCCTGCCCTGCTCGGCGCGGCCGGCGCCGTGGTGGCGATCAAGTCTGTTGCCGGCGCTGCCGTCGAGTGGGAGTCCGCGTTCACCGGGGTTGAGAAGACCGTGGAGGGTACGACCGAACAGTTGGCCGGCATCGAGAGCGGCCTGCGTGACCTGTCCACCGAGATCCCGGTTACCGCCGGAGAGCTGGCGGGGATCGCCGAGTCCGCCGGACAGTTGGGCATCGAGACCGACAACGTCATCGGCTTCACCCGTGTCATTGCCGACCTGGGTGTCGCCACCGACATGACGTCCGAGCAGGCGGCTACCGCGCTGGCACGGTTCGCCAACATCACGCAGATGCCGCAAGGGGACTTCGACCGGCTCGGGTCCACTTTGGTCGACTTGGGTAACAACTCGGCGACCACAGAGTCCGAGATCGCGGAGATGAGCCTGCGGCTGGCTGCCGCTAGCGACCAGGCCGGTTTGAGCGAGGCCGAGATCCTTGGCCTATCTGCCGCCCTGTCGTCGGTGGGTATCCGGGCCGAGGCTGGTGGTACGGCGTTCTCGAAGGTGATGATCGAGATCTCTGAGGCTGCGGCGGCCGGCGGTGAGCAGCTTGACAAGTTCGCCGATGTCGCCGGGATGTCCAGCGATGCTTTCGCCAACCTGTTCGCCGAAGACCCGGCCGAAGCGGTCATCCGGTTCGTGGAAGGTCTGGGTTCGGCGTC